CGTTAATTGGTATGTTTTCCGTTACGAAATTTCGTAGCGCTCGACCGAAGAGTCGGGGTCTTTACCTAAACCCCAAGCACGAGGGAAAAGTAAAGATTTTATATATCTAACATAAGACTCGGGATGTATGTCCTGTTATCTGCCAATACCTTCAACGGGGTATTGACATATTTCGTTAAGTGGTGATATATAAAACTGTTTAATTTGTAATGCTAATTCACCACGTATTTACGTTCTAAGAAGAGTGACTTATTAAACAAGGAGAAGTATTTGCCTCCGTGATTTACTATCATAACAGTAAGATTAATGTCCTTATCCATAATCATAGGTTTTTACCCAACCTATGTCTGATTAATATCGCGTCCTGCTGACCACCTCTGTGCTTATTTACTCAACATTATGACAATGAATCAACCTAGCGGTAATTCAATGTCCCTATATACACTCATTGTGAGTTTATTGTAATTCATAGTTACAATATGTAAAAGGTTATATGGATTTATACGAGCTGTTGTAACACTTGTTTACACAGTAATCGTCTGTTTATTCTTTATTGTGGTAATGGCTTTATGGGGAGGAGTTTTTTTCCTATTCTCGTTACCCAATGTGATCCGATCGCGTTTAAGCCTATCAGTATTTTTGATTTTAATATTAATATCCGCTTTCGTCCTAGTGGTAATGCCTAGTATACCAGGATGGTTAGCTTCAATGATAATTCTTATATTATACTTGATAAGTTTTAGGGTCTATATTGGCGTTAAAAATAGAACCTACCCTATATTATAATTTTACCTAGGATCAGTGTTTGTGCTATAATAATACGAGACTGTTCACTAAGACAGATTAGGAATGCCACCCAAAAAAAATAAAGTGCCAGATTTAGATCAACCATAAATTCTTAGTGATTTTATGTTCCACCGTGCTTAAGTTACTGTTAATAAATAGTAAATGTCTGTCTTATCGTCACCCAGCGGATACGTTTGGGATGGACCTGACGAAATATGCCTCGAAGCATGTTCTTATACCGGGGTATACGGCGCATTAAATTATACAATGGCTGGATTAGAATACGATGACTGGATGAATCCACTCATAGATCCTAAGGGAGGAATCCAAAAAGCGCTCTCTGTTTACGGCGTGATAAATGCTAGTGTAACTGGATGGTTTAACGCAACCTTTACAAGTGTAAAAGGTATTCGTATATAGTAGATAAAGTGTAATAAGTATGTCTTACCCAACCATCTTGTAGTTTTGAAAAAACATCATTAATAATATATCACTGCCTGTGCAGCAAAAGGTGTTATAGTATACTCTGAAGCATTATCCAATGTTGCACCAGGTGATGCCCATGTTTTACTCTTAGCCAATAGGGATGGTTCATATCACTCATATGTTTCAAAAACGGTAAAAGAACACCCATTCGTACCTCCTAGTGCTATTATTGTAAAATCCAATGTTTAAACTGGACCTAGTGATAAACTCCTAAAATCGGGAGGTGAAAAAATAGACCCAACGACGTATGATATGGAATTTCCAAAACCCGGGTCCCCAGAAAAACTTGTTCCGACAGAAAAGAGTTAAGTGATAGATTCCACTACCGCTAAATAATCTCCAACCCATCCAGCTATAAGTGGATCTGATTAAGTAAAGGATTAAATACTGTATCAAGACCAAAAAGTATCTAATGATTTAATCTCAGATATGTATAAATAATATGGTGATAGACTTATGGTATCCACTGATACCACATATAGTAGTTACTCTTAACGTGTCGGTACTTTTATTAGGGGATGTTATGTAGAGGTTAGCCAAGATAGATGTATCATTAACACATCTTCCAGATTATACGACTTGGAACGTACATATTGGTCTCATGATTACACCGCAGTTAATGATGTCTAGATAGAAAAAGTGTAGATTGGTGTTTCTACTTTTTTAGTTGTTTTAAATAGAAAAGATATTAAAGTGCAACCTTATACTCTTCGAATTTAGTATAGAATACCGAATTTTAACCATATTGCGGTTTCACCCTAACGAAAAATGTATTTAGCAAAACACGAATTACTCGAAGGTGATCTTTAATTAATATCAGATCTCAAAACATTGATATTAGCTAATACAGGGTTTATTGGTTCTAACGCATAGCTAATTTCACGTAAATTTTTGCTTAAGTTTAGCGGAAGGGGTTAAATTTTTAATAAACTCGATACTATTCCGGATTTGTATAACGAATTTGAAAATATGACTCAAAACGCTCTTATGATGTCATATGTATAAGAGGATGTAAGTAAAAAGAACGTTGATACAGCATCAAAAGTATCCATTCTCGCTCCTTGGTTTAATAAGTATATAGATATTGATAAGAATTTTTACATAAGGGATAGCGTTTTTATTTCGAGACATGGTGGCTTTAGTACTATAATTAGAAAAGTTCATGATACGCCTATAGATTTTATGAAATATTGCGATTTTAGGTTTATAACTAAATTGCCTGAATTATCAATCGTTTTACACCAAAAAGAATTTGACTCTATGAAAACGGTCAATTAAAAATTGCTTTAAGCCAAGTACGATAAGGCTGTAAATTACTATACAGTAAGAGATATCATAGCTGCATTAAATATTAAAAAGATGTAAATTATAATCAGTATGATATTTATCATCTCAAACGTCTATAGGTTATCAGCTATTCATGTATTAATTTATAGAGTAATAAGATACGTTATGAAATATCTAGCAACGCAAGCATTATCTGAAATAAATACATATAGATTAATTTATGTTTTTAAAAACATGAAAAGTTATTTTCATTACGTAACGATTATATCCAATCTCCCTTTTCTATATTCCCTAGTGTTTGATAATGCTTAATTCCTACCAACACCGGATAATCTATATTTGATTTATGTGATATTAAACATAGGTCTCAAAATGTCACTTTAGCTTATGAATGAATTACGTATCGAAGCTGGTGAGTCTTTTTAAGATTTATATGATAATGATGATGAGGTTAGTACAGGGTTAGGTACCCGTCCCTCAAAACTTGCTATTCAGTTTTTACATACGATGAACCCTGATATGCTTAATCCTTAGCGAATAAATACATTGATCGCTAGTAATTTGAAGATGTATAATTTAAAATTACATAATGAAGAGATTACATTTCTTGATGGTCAAAGTGTAATAGATTATTATACCGATTATTGTATTTGTAAATCCAATAGGTACCGAAAAATAATTAATCCACATGTACCAATTTTAGCTGAAGGTAAATGTTTAGGTAGCTATTCATAATGCCCTATTAATAACTTAGCAGCTTTGTTAGGAAGACACTGTTATACTTTATTACGTCCATGTTATCGTATGTTGAACATGTTCCGTGCGTTCGTTAATAACACTGGAATCCTTGACAAAATTGCTGCAGAAGTAAAACTTATGACTCCTGATGAGTTATCATGGGAATAGTATATAGCTCATGTATCAGCTTCATCACCTACGAAAGCAAAACTATATAGCGCCGCCAGGGATAAGATAAAATAGGGAGGAGATACGTAGATGTATTATGAAGCTTCACCGAAATCTGGGGAGTTCTTCGTTTTTGAGATGTGGGAAGATCTTACTAAACGTTCCAACAGACCGAGGAATATTTTTAACCCACCTATGTGGGTAAAAGCTATTGGTGGACATTATAACTATATACTGCTGAAAGCTCTTAAACGCGCAGTACCATATTATGTAGGTAACTATAATATGTAATAGTTAGAAAAACATTTTGAGAAGTAGTTCGAGAGATTCAATAATCCGAAATCAATAGCTATTGATGGTTCCAGCCATGATTCGCATCAACATGAAGAATTAATAGAGATGATTGATGTGGTCCTTATTTAGAAAACTTTTGAGGACATATTTCCACACTTGGATATACCAGAATTTTTGAGGTCCAGTGTTTATGCTATTTTGACAGATACATAAGTAAAGTTACGATCTTTTGTGAAGATAAACGGTAAGAGAACTTTAATTTATACAGTTACAATTAATGGTACTGTGTTTTCTGGCCATCCTACTAGAACAACTCTAGGAAATTCTTTACGAGTGATACTATATAATTTATTTATGTTCCATCTTGCAGGCATCACTAAATTTTCACTATCAGTTGGGGGAGATGATACTTTTATCTTAATAGAAGACAAAGATCTAGCTAGATTCCACGAGGTTTTTAAATAGGTTTATTCCCCGGTAACTGAAGGTGTACACGGGTTAGGATAATGTGCTAGATTTATGCTAGTATTACCCGATTATCACGTAGATTTTCTCAGTAGGATTGGGTTTTATAGTAACGCTAGGGTATATATGTATCGTAACTACGCTAGAGTAGTAAGTATGTAATTATACTCAGATTCATTAGCTTATTATAGTTAACTATATGATGCATAAATGTATGCACTATTATCAGTCGGACCTACTAGTTATAATAGAAAATTATCATCTAAATATGAACATTTTTAGATTAGTTCAAAAATGTAT